TTCGCCGCCATTGTTGAGTCCGCCTATGAGTGATGTGATTGCGTTCCAGAGGCCAGTGAGTTGGCTTTTGAGGCTGGCCGTCGCCGAGGCGAGCATCTGGAAGCCGGGGATGTTGGAGATCGTGTCGCCAAGGTTTTTGAGTTTCGCCTGTGTGGCGGGTATCGCGTTCTCGAGACCTTGTTGGAGTGCCGCTCCGACTTTTTGCAGGGTTGGTGTGACGGCTGCGGTGAATGTGTCGATGAGTGGGATGGCTTGGTTGAACAGGCCACGCAGGCCGTCGAGGACTGGTGTGGCGGCTGTTTCTCCGAGTCGGCTCAACGCGGCTTTCACGTTGGCCAGGGCGCCGGTGAATGTGGTGCCTGCGGATAGTGCGGCGCCGCCTAGGCCTTCCTGCATGGCGTCGGCGAAGGTTTGGAAGTCGATTTTGCCGTCCGAGACCATGTCGGACACTTCGGCGCTGGTCTTGTTCAGGTGCTTGCCGAGCATTTGGAGGACTGGGATGCCGCTCGACATGAGCTGGAGCATGTCGTCGCCCTGGAGTTTGCCTCGGGCGGCGACGGAACCGAAGATCATGCCGATGTCGGTGAGGCTTCTGCCGCTGATCTGCGCGGTGTCGGCCACGGTCTTGAGGACCTTGGTCAGGTCCCCGCCCTCCTTGATGCCGGAAGCGGACAGGCTTGCCGCCACGGTCGCGGCGTCACCCAATCCGAACGCGGTGCCCTTGACGGATGCGAGCGCGTCGTTCATGATCTCGGTGACGCTCGCGCTGTCGTGGCCGAGGCCTTTGAGCTTGGCTTGCGCGTTCTCGATGTTGAGAGCGCGGGTGAAGCCGCCTTTGGCGGCCAATGCGGTGATGCCGCCGGCGAGGGTGGCGATCGCGCCTGTGCCGACCTTGCCGATTTTGCCGAATGCCCCGCCGATCTTCGAGATGAGGGTGCTGGAGCTTTTCTTGGAGGCTTTGTTGACGGCGTCGCCGATGTCGCCTTCGATGCTTTTGCCGAATCCTTTGCCGGATGGTTCGACGTGGACGTATGCGACGCCTATGTCCTGTGCTGCCATCGTGTTTCCTTATTCGTAGGTTGGGATTCCGATGGCGGTCGGAGTCAGAGGTCGTCGTTGATGTGGAAGTAGGCTTTGAGCCGTTCCCTGTCCTCGCGTTGACGGCGGGTGAGGTTGTGCGTCGGGGTTGGCGGGCGGAGCGGGTCGTGCTCGTGGTCGAACCATGGGCGTTTGCGTTGTCCGGACAGCGTCCAGACCGCCTGTTCGGCTCCGTCGGGCGCGTAGACGGCGTTCTGCAACGCCATCCACGAGTGGCTCGTATGGTCTTTGAGGATTTCGCGGGTCAACGCCCAGGCGAGTCCCCAATCGACTCGTGGACGTTGGCCTTCAACCCATTCCCGGAAGCGTACGGGCCTGTAGATCTGCCCGTACGCTCGGATCCAGTCGTAGGCTAGTGCCGCGCGATTGTTGTTCCAGAGGTGGGCGAGGTAAACGCTTTTGGGTCCAGTCCGGATTCCTCGGCCCACGCCTTGATGGTCGCGGTGAGGTAGGCCATCGGACGTTTGGTCTTGCGCAGCACGTTCCAGAAGTTCGGCTGCATCGTCTGGAAGTAGGCGAGGAACGTGCTCACGCAGGCCGTGGTTTCCTCGTCGGACAATGCGGGCTTGCTTTTGATCAGGAGGATGGCCTGGACGAGTTCGATGGGCAGTTCCGCGTTGTTGAGGTTCGGCAGGTCGAGTTTCGCTCCGGCGACCTCGAGGTGCACGTCGGGCTTGAGCTCCTCCGCGTCGGTAAGGTCCACGTCCACGACATGGTAGGTGTTGTCGCTCATTTCGTCTCCGTTTCATGGTTATCGGCGGTTATGGGTAATGGTCCCGTGCGGCCGACCGCCATCGGCCGCACGGGAAGAATCAATGGGCTACTTGGCGTCTTCAGTGACGAGGCCCCATGCGTGGAACTGTTCGCCGTTGGTGCCCTTGAGCATCTTGAACGTCATGCTGAAGTTCATGATCTCGCTGGATTTCAGGCTCACGTCGTCACGGTCGCTCACCTTCGCGTTGGTGCCGTACAGGAGGAACGGACGGTCCTGCTGGTCGAGCGCGACCAGCACGAGGATCCACTCCTTCTTCAATCCGGCGCCCTTGATGCTGATGCCGCCGTCCGAATCGACGTCCACGTCGAAGTAGGCCGACACCACATCCTTGCGGCCCTCCATGGCGGCGAGCTGCAGGGTCCAGTAGCCCGGATCCGTGTCGGACAGCACGATGTCGCCGTTGTGGGCCTTGTAGTCGGTGCTGTCGCCCGGTTCCGGATGCAGTACGGCGCCGTCCTCCGTGGAGTAGCCGATCGGCTTCTTGCTTGCCGGCGGGGTCCAGGCCACTCCGGTCGGAGCCACGAACGTGCTGTCGCCCTTGGGGAACAGGAACAGCGCGTAGTTCTTGATCAGGCGCACGTTGCCTGCGGTGTTGCCGCTGGACACGTACCCGTAGTCGGTCGCGCCCTGCGCGGCGACGGTGGTTTTTTCGTTGTTGTCAGACATTCGTCTGCACCTTTCCGTTCTTCGCGTGTGGCGGCACGTTGTCTTTGGTTGTGTTTCAGTTGACGGTGACCTCGAGCAGGAGCACTCCGTACGCGCACACCAGCCTCTTGTCCTCGTCAGTCATGCGTACCGGCCCGGATTCGAGTGACGCGTCGATGAGCGGCGCGACGGTTCCAAGCCCGATGATCTCCCTCGCGATGTCGGCCCACAGGCGTGCGGCCTTGTCCCAGTCGCCCGTATGGTCCTCTCTCATGCAGCGCACGCTCAGCCGCAGCCGCACGTACTGCGAGATTGGGGTGCTCATGCCTTGCATGGAGTCGGCCAGCGTGGCTTCGGTGAAGGGAGGTTCGAGGTCGCTTCGTTCGATGGTGTCGAACGTCACGTCCGGGAACAGTGTCCTCAGTTTGGGCAGGAGCAGGGGTTCCGTGCGCCGGGGAGTGACCGGGATGCTCATACGCGCATCCTTCCGAGCGTGTCCTCCAACGTGCCGTGCGCCTTCTCCACCGGTGCCGGGCAGATGATCGCCACGCCGCTGCGGTTCTTGCCGTCATGGTCGCGGACCATGCAACGGCTGTCGGTGACTGCCTCGTGGGCGGCTTCCCGCATGCGGTCCTGCAGGGTCTCGTTCTTCAGCACCTGCTGGCTGAACGCCTTGCGGTTGAATACGAATCTGCATCGTTTGGCCATGCTTATCCTTCCCGTTCGCCCACGGTGATCACGTCGCCGACGTGGCGCCCGTGGAGGTTGTCCCACACCTGCGGCTTGCCCTTGACGGGCAGCAGCCGGCCCCTGACTTTGATCAGGTCGGTGGCTTGGATGCCGGTCGGCTGGCTACCGCGGATGTGGATCGTGTATTCGATGGTCTGCGGGCTGGCGTTCTCCTCGGTCTGGTCGGTGGTGGAGGTTGGCGCGACCATCGCCTGGAACGTGCCGACGCGGGCGGGTTTGCCCTGGATGGGGTTGCCGTCCGTGTCGGTGGTGGACTGGCCACGCCACACTTCGATGGTTTCCACTAGGACGTCTCCCCCGTTGCCATGTCGACGCTGAACGCGCGCTGAGCGTTGATGCCAAGGATGCGTTTCTCGTCGTCGCGCAGCCAGAGATCGCCGGTGGGCGCTCCGAAACTGTATTGTTCGCTGAAGCTGCCGGTGGTCTGGTTCATCTGCGTGATGCCGCCGGGAATGTCGTACGGGTCGGCCTGCATGATCCTGCGGACGATGTCGCAGGTGATCTTCGTCAGCAGGCGTGGCCGTTCTTCGCGGAGCCGCCGCCAGATGGGCGAGCGTTCCTTGATGTAGTCGGTCACGTCCGCGAGATGCGTGTCGGCTTTCTGACGTTCCTCGTCGGTGAGCTTGTGCCACCTCCGTTCGAGATCGTCGGAGGTGGCGAACATGTCCGGTTCGTCCGTCATGGTCACTTCTTGTCCGGCAGCTTGATCACCCCGGAGGCCGCGAGGCCGGTGATAGTGTCATCGAACTGTTTCGCCAAAGTATTGAAAGCCGTGACGAGCTTGTCGAATTCATCCTTGGTCGGAGCGGCTGCGGCGGCCTTGACGATGTTGCCGTCAACGTTGCCAATCGTCTGTTCGGGCGCGAACTGCTTGATGCCGCCGAGGGTGTCCTTGCCGGCCTCTGGCAGTTCGTAGGCACCGGAACCGGCGGAGAAGGCGGTGCCGTCAGTGTTGACAAGCCGCACCTGCGCGTCCAACGGGCCGACAGTGTGCTTTTCCTCGCCTGCGGGGTTGATCACAAGCGTCTGGATGGGGAAACTCATCGTTCACCTCACTCGGTCTTGAGCACGGCGAACGCGTTCGGGTCGATGACGGCGAACGCGTACATCGCTTCGGTACGGTATGCGATCTGGTTGCAGGCCTTCAGGTCCACGCCGGTATGGTCCGGGTCGCCGTAGGCGATAATCTCGCTGGTCAGGTCGCGGACCATGCCCCATTTGATGAGGCTGAAGTCTCCCATGAACGCGAGCACCTTCGTCGAGGTCAAGGCCAGTCGTCCGTTGACGGTGCCAGAGGTCGCGGCGGTGATGCCGTCCAGGCTGCCGGCCTGCAGGTTCAGCGGAATCTCCGGATAGAAGCGCATGCCGGTGGAGGGGACGCGCAGCTTGCGCAGACGGGACGCCCAAGTCTTGGACAATGCCACGCCGTTGATGTCGTAGGAGTCGTTCAGCGCATCGGCCAGGGCGTCCACGTTGCTGATTTCGTCATCGCCGGCGGTCACCTGCACGGCGGACGTGCTCAACGGGTTGAATCCGGAAAGCGTGGCGCCGGTCTTCGGGTTAATCGCATGGTAGATCACGTAGTCGAGCGCACGGCCCAAAGCGGCTGCCTGATCCGCCTGGATGCTGCGGATGATCTGCAGCTGGTTGTCCTCGTCGGCCCACTGGAGTTCGCTCGTGACGCGGGTGGTAGTCTGCACCTTGAAGCGCTTCGCCACGACGGAATCCACGGTCTGCTCGTAACTGTTCTTGACCGCGCCTTCGGCCACGACCTCGGCTTCGCTCTTGCCGTTGAACACGAGGTAGTCGGCGTCGGAGAAGATCTGCGGCGTGCTGGGGCTCAGGGACGCGATGGTGCTGGTGTCCTTGGCCTTGTTCACGATTTCGGTGGCCACGCTCACGGGGAGCTTGATCTGGTCTGTTTTCATCGCCATGATGGCTTGTCCTTTCAGTCGTTATCTGCCGAGGAGCTGATGGATGTACGAGAGCTCTTCGGCGTCCTTGTTGTTGTTCTGGTGCGAAGGAGAGCCTGTCTGGTTCTTCACCCTCGGCGGCTTGGATGCTGGATGCAATGCCGCTCGCAGGAGGTCCGCATGCGCTTCGAGTTCCTCTTTGCTGCCGCCGCGGAGCAGTTCGGCCGGAACGTCCTTGTCTTTGGCGACTTCGGACACCCATTCGGCGTGCTGTTTCTCGGCCGCGGCGTCGTCGATCTGCTTGCGCAATGCGGCGTTCGATTCCTTAAGCTTGTCGATTTCGCTCTTTCCGGCGTTCTCCATCTCGTCGAGTTTCATGGCTTTTGATTTGAGCTCGTCGTAGTCCTTGTACTTGCCGCGCTCCTTCGCCAACCTTTTCTCGACGATCTGGTCGACCTGTTCCTGGGTGAACGATTTCGGCTCGCCGCCGTCGCCACTATCGCCGGAACCGCCCTCGTCCCCGCCGCCGTCGATGAGACGGATACGGGCCGGGAATCGGAATCTGTTGAACATGCTGTGCTCCTTCTTGCTGTTTCCCGTGGATTCGAGTTCGACCGCGCCACGGTGCGCTGTATGGTCCTCCCACGCGATACGGCGCATGGTCGCCGCCAACCGGACCGGCTGGTCGAGTGGTGGATGCAGGATTCGCACCTGCGCGGCTGTGAAGCACCCGATTTACAGTCGGGTCCGTTCGTCTACTCCGGCAATCCACCAAAATCAATGGTTTTTGGTAAAATAGAAGTACCGGAGGTCCCGTGCAGACTTGAAATAATAGCCTATTCGTGCGGGAGTGCCTCCGGGTTTTTATTGCAGCTCGATTTCTCTCATCCCGTTGTTGTCCAATAGGAACAAACGTCTGATCTTGTTTTTCTTATGCAGCGCGTTATAGCGGGAAAGTTGCGTCACCAGTTTCTCCGGAGCCGAGTATCCAGTGAGATCCACAATGAATGCATCCTTCACGACACCATGCTGCTCGGCTTTGGATACCGCTTTTGAGATGTTCTTCGAAATGGATCCGTAGTCTGGGCGTTTTTGCCGAGATGACTTAACCTCGCACTCAAGGTCTTGCTCAATCCATTTCAAGTCATTCGTCGATTTGTGCCCCAAAGTATCGCGTGGAATCCATTCGTAATGCTGTCCGAGTGACTTGAAATGTTCCAGGAACACGATTTCATGCATCTCAAGGACGTCTGCGTCTACTGGGACGCCAAGCGCCTTCTGCCTTCCATCCCATCCTTTCTTGCTTAATGATTTCTCGTCGCGCATGCCGGTGAAATCATGTTCGACTTTGAAAGACGCACGTTTCTTCGGCATGATCCCGTCGCTCAATTGCTTAGGGAACTTATGACGCATAACGAATGTGACGGCATTCGCGTCGGCCGAATCCAACTTGATTCCGGCTTCCTCGGCGGAGGACTTCCAATTCTTTCCCAATGCGTTGCCGTTGATGGCTTGCACGGCCTGATCGTACATGGCTTTATACTTCGCTTGGTCATAGCCGAAGATCTTGTCCTTGCCCCAGCTGCACACGGGAATGCAACGGCATTTGCCGTTATGGAAAGAGCCGCCGAAGTCCGCGCTTTCCTCACTGGTGTATGCGAATCCTCGGCTGGCGAGCATCACGCAAAATGCACAAGGATTGGAGCCTCGTGGGACGCGTGCCCATCCAGGATGCGTCTCGTCGGCGTCGCGGTTGTTCTGCGTGGTCAATCGTACAGACCTGCTCATCATGTCGGCAATGAACTGCTGCCAGTCGTCCACCGTCTTCAGGTCGGGCCAAAGGTCTTCAACAGTCAGCCCGTTGGCGTTGCCATGCTTCAAATTAGTGTAGTTATGCCCATTCCAATCGGTTCCAGTGAAACCGCCTACCTGACGGTATAGCACTTCATATTCGTCGCAAGTAGATGAGACGTAGGGCGGCATTTTGATGCCGGCGTATTTCTGCCACAGGTTCCTGGTGTCAGTGTAGTACCTACGTGATCGTTCGGACGCATCGCGGGTGTACCTGAGCACTATGTCTTGTCGTTCCAACGGTTTCGCGGATTCCATCGCGTCGGTGGCGTCGTCTGTCAGATTCTCAAGATCAGTCTCGTAATCCCTATGCAGTTTCTCCAGTTTCTGACGAAGCTGCGCTTTCGCCGGTTCCGGCAGATCCAGATTGTTCAGATCCATCCGTCACCTCCGAGGACGCCGCGCTTCTGTCCATGAGCTGGTCGATGCGTTGTTCCGATTTCTGCCGTTGCTGGTCGGCGCGTAGGCGGGTGATTTCCTCGCGGGTCAGGCCGAGACGTTCGAGTCCGACATCGGAGTCGGCGTAGCCGGTGATCTTGTCGGCGATCTTCGTGAACGCGTCGGCGCGCGCCGCGTCGGAGATTTCCCTTGTGGGCGCCCATACCGGATGCACGTCGCGCATGGAGTCGGGTATCGTGTTCGCGCCTTCGCGCAATGCCACGGCGATGCCCATGGCCCGCTTGAGTTCCCGTCCGAAGGCCACGTTCTGCTTGTCAGCGATGCGCGTCAACCGTCGTTCGGCGGATGCCATGGCCTCGGCGCTGGTCGGATTGTCCAACGTGATGCCCAGATAGTCGACCGGCACTCGGGTCTGCGAGGCGACGAGCATGGCCAAGGTCTTGAGCATGTCCGAATGGGGCGTCATGGACGCCTGCTGCACCTGATGCAGTTGGGGAAGCTCTCCGTTCTCGTCCGCGGTGATCGCGTTGATCGCCTGGATGAGACTCGTCCATGTGTTGCTGCTGAACGCGTCCCTGTTCGCTCCGATGAACCAGAGTTTCGGAACGGAATAGAATTCGGCCGACGCCTCCATGCGGACCACGGTGCGGAATCCGGCGTCGACGAGGCTCATGAGCGAACGGCTGATGCGGCTGTGGCCGAATGGCCGGTCCATCTGCCTGTCGTAGGCGAGCGCGACGGCAGTCGGCTGGTCGAAGTTCGTTTCGATTTTCTCCGCCCGCCATGGGGTCAGGTGGCCGGAGCATTCGTAGACCTTGCCGGGGAGCCACACGTTGAACGCGCAGATTCGTCCGTCCTTGTCGTCCTCGGTGATGGTCAATGCCGCGGCCAGACGGTGGTTGCGTCGGTCCCAGATTCCAGCGGACCAGTCGGCGGAGCGTGGGATCATGCTGATCCGGTCCGGATTCTCCGGGTCTGCGGCGATGGTCAGGAAGCTGCATGAGTGCTTGTAAGCGGATACGATCAGTTCTGACGTGGCCACGTCCAATTGGTTGTCCTCGAACAGGTCGTTGACGCCCATCGTGTCGTCGCCGGATACGCTGAACCCTTCCAGGTCGCTCAGGTCGCTCAATGATCGGACGGCCAGTTCGGGCCATCCGATCATCGCCTCGACCTTGTTTTTGATCTGGTCGGGGATGGAGATTCCGAAGTCTTTGAATCGTTCCTTGCAGTCGTAGTAGGCTCCGCGGATCAGGTTGCGTGGGTATTTCTCACGCCACACGCGCAACAGTTCGTGGATGATGGGCATGTCCTCGTCGTCGACGCCGAGGATAGTGCCGACGTTTCCGCTTGCGGTGTCGAGGTAGCTGCTGCCGGTGAATTTCGGAGCGACACTTACCGTTGTGCCGTCGGCCATGTAGAACACCATCAGAACATCACCTCCTGTCGTCTTCCCGGATGTCGTTTCGTCGTGAACGCCCCGTACAGGGCGAGAGTGGTGGACACGAGCGGCGTGATGTCGACATCGCTGCCGAGCTTGTTCCAGGCGATCGCGCCGGACTGTCCCAATGGTCGCGTGGTCGCGCCCTTGACGGCGGCGGCCAGCTGCGGCTGGTATTCGTCCCGTGGATGCTTGAGCGTTCCGGCCTTGAGCATGTCGAGGAAGCGTCCGCACGCGCGGCCCATCTCCTGCATGTTCGTGACGGTGACTCTCACGTGCGCCTTCTTCAGTTCGGGCAGCAGGCTCATGGCCGGTGACTGCGCGTCGATGACCACGCTGGCGGTCTTCGGCCAATGTTCGGCGAGCCAGTCCACGGCCCACATGGTTCCCGCCTGCCGCGCGTCCTTGATGTTCGCCATCTGGATGATGGCCGAACCGTCCGCGTACCGTAGCGCGGCTCCGATGGTCAGCACGCTCCTGTCCGGAGGCATGTCGATGCCGAAGCTCACGGTTCCTCCATCCGGCACGTCGTCGATGGCCGCGGTCTGCCACAGGTCCGGGCTGATGGCGTACGCGGTGGCGGTCTCATCCCATATGCCAAGCGCCTCACGACGGAATGAATCGTCCGACAGGTTGTTGCGCATGCGCATGATTGCCTGTTCGCTTGTACGTTTCGGATAGCTGGGATTCGCTTTAGCCCACTGTTCGCGGTCGTCCGGATCCGCGTCCTTGTCGGCGGCGAGCTCCACGTAGAGGAGGTTTCCGTCATGGTTCAGCGCGTGCATGCGTTTCTCCGTGAACGCCTCGCACTGGTCTCCCGGCTTGGGTGGATTGCCCATATACACGACCAGTGGGTTAGGACTCGTGTTCAAAACCGGAATCATATTGTCCATCGCGCGCACTGTGAGAATCTGCGCTTCGTCGAACACAGCCACGTCCACGCTGTGCAATCCTCGGCCGAAGCCGTTTTCGCGGGCGCCGAACATGATGCGGCTGCCGGACGTGAACGTGATCTCCTGTTGGCCGTTTGCTCTACGGATGCGTTCCACGTACCGGCCGAGCACTGGATTATGCTCCATCTCGCACATGTCCGCGAATGTCTCGTCGCTGGTGCGCGTATGGTGGGCGGTCCAGATGGCTTTCAGGTTCGGTGTGAGTATCGCCTTGAGGAACAACGCGGTGCCGACGGTGAAGGTTTTGCCGATCTGCCTGCAGCTGGACAGCACGGCGCCGTCCGCGCCACACGCGTACTTGCCTTCCGCGTTCTTGGCGAACAGAAGCCACAAGAAGCCCTGCTGCCACAAGTCGAAACGGATGCCGGCCTTGCGCGCGGCTTTGTTGATTCGCGTGAACTCGCTGCCGACGATGCCTTCCGGCTGGCGGAGGACCTTGGCGATTTCAGACAATCGACGCTCCGACATCGTCCGTCACCTCGTCTTCCTCATCGTCCAACAGGTCGGTCAGACCTCCGCCCTGGAGTGATTCGATGCGTTCGCATACGTCGATGAGCTGGCGGCTGATCGCAGGCAGTGCGTTCGCCGGCGTCGTGGGATCGGCCATGGCCTTGAGCAGCAGGTCACGGTTGTCTCGCAGTATGTCCAGCATGCTGCCGTCCATCATCCGTTCGAAGCTCCGCTGGTCGAGATCCCTTTCCGGCTTCTGTTTCGTTTCCACGGCTTTGACGGGCGGCTTACCGTTCCGGTCCTGTGCGGGCCGATTCTTTTTCCGACGCCGATAGTCTTTCTGCCTGCATTTCGCGGAGCAATATTTCTGTTGGCTACCCTTACCACTTGGCCTAAATTGCTTACCGCATACTTCGCAAATCATTGCGTTTCCTTCATTCCAAAACCAGTGAGGAACCCGAGTTCTTCGCGCAATCTTGTTGCAGCAGCTTCCGCCCGTGCAAGCGTCTTGAATGGACCTCTCTTGTATGCCTTCCTATTCTTGATAACCTCAACTTGCCATGCTTTTCGATCGTTACGCCAGTAGACACCACGGATTCCGGATTTGCTGTTCTTATTACAGAAAACACGATATTCGGAATTCTCCTGAACCGTTACTGTTCTCAAATGGTCTGGATTAACGCATGAACGGTTGTGACAGATATGATCAATCACCATCCCATCTGGGATAAACATGTTATGAGTCAATGCATATGCGAAGCGATGTGCCGGAACGGACGTCTTTGCCAGACGGAATGTGCCATATCCCTTTGGGTGATGAGCACCGTTCCATTCCCAACATTTACTAGGGTCAGTGCTTCTGAAGTATTTATTAAATCGTTCTATGTCAGATGCTGACGCTTTGAAAAAGGCCATATTCCGCCTTTCATTCAACGTATGCGTAACACAATTCGTTACGCTTAAATTTCAAGAGAAATATCGGCACTGCACCCGAGGCGACCGGGAGGGGGCATACCCGGGGTCCCCGCCCTGGTATCGGAGTCAGATGCCGAACGTTTTGAACGGCATCGAGCTTGCTTTCACTTCCTGTCTGCCAGCCAGCAGCGCTCGTGCGTGTTCGTCTGTCTTGTCGCTCTTGAACCTGTTGCATCTGCGGTGCGTGAGCCTGCAGTTAGTGAAGCTGTACGGATCACCGCCACGTGAGACCGGTACGAGCTCGTCGACTTCGGCGCTCATCGGATGTGGTGTCTTCAATGTCTTGTCGACTGGCTTGCCACAGATGGCACACACGTCGTATGCGGCCAGCACTCTTGCCCTGAGCTGTCTGCGCCGCCAGCCGTTGCTGACACGCTCGTTACGCCGCTTGCTCATGTGGCCTCCCCACATGCATGAGCCCCGGGGTGCCGTGGATTTGCCGACGACTATCTTCGCCGTTGGCTTGCTGGAATGCCGGTATAGGGGCTCCCGTATATGGACACTCCCGTGTCTTGTAGGGGCTCCCCATCATCTGCGAATACCCCTACCCCGGGTTTGTTTCATGGGTGCCTTCGGCGGGATTCGAACCCGCGTCCACACGCGGCCACAAGGAAGAGAATCCAATAAAGACTCGCGGCCGGTACGATCTACCACTGATTCCTACGAAGGCATACCGGCAGGCGGATTTGAGCATCACCGCATCACGGAAGCACGGGATTGGCTTGCCTGCCACATTGGGGTATGCCCACTCTGACGGGAGTGGGCGGAGCGTGTCCGATATGCCGTTCGGACAGGACGGTGTTACGCAACCCAAGGAGTTAGGAGAATCCATGGCGGATATGAAAAGGGTTCAAACCAAGTCACCTCGGTTTGAACCCTCTAATCCACTGACAATTCTGCCTTGCACTTTGAAAAATGTCAAATCACGTCATGCCGGGCGAGGCGCGCGTGTACGTCGGACAGGCGGTACAGCGGCTGTCCCTTCTCGTTTCTGCCGGCCGGTTGGATCCTGCCGCGCTTGCGCCACGAGTAGATCGTGTTCACGCTGCACTGGAACCCGCATTCGCGCAGCAGCTCCGCGCACTCCCCCGCCGTGAACGCCCTGCCGGATTCGATGCACTCCTTCAGGAACCCCAATCGCACGTCGACCACGCGATGAGTGTTGCCGCACACCGGACAGTCAACATTTACCGCGCCGACCTCCGCACTCAGCTCCACGCCGCACAGAGGATTCAGGCACCTGCCGATGCCCTGCCTGGAAGGCGGCACGTCGATGATGCCCAGCGTCTTGCGCGCCAACCGCTCCCAGTCATGCCAAATCAGACCAATGTCCGGCAATCGTGAAAGACGATTGCAATCCGCGCAGATACTCAGGCATTTCAACACGGACGGATGAATCCTGCTATCGGCCCATGGCATGGCCGGCGGAGCATACAACCGCCGCCAAAGAGCGACAGCCAGATCATCGATCTCCTGCAGATGGTCAATCACAGACAACCTGACCGGCGTCGGAGCCGAAGCCAAATTGGTACGGCCGGGCTGATGGCCACCGTAATGTGCGGTGCTGTCCAGAAACTCGCGCAGGACCTGGATCCATGACGGATAGTCGCGGAGCCATCCCCTCATTACGGCATCGCACTTGTCACACAGCGTATTGCGCAGATTGCACTCCCCGCCGCACACTTGGCACATGCCGGCGAGCGCTGGCTTGTGTTGGTTGGTTTGTGCTGGTTGTGTCTGGTTTGGTGTTGGTTGGGATTCGTTGGTTGGTTCGTTCATTTGTTCGATTCCCTCCGGCGGGTGTAGTCTGGTTTGTGGTGATGCCAGGAGCCCGGCCGGAAGGTCGGGTTTCTTGTTATTCGCGGGTGTGTTGGATGATTGCTTTGATTTCCTCTTTGGGGACTTGTGGCATCAGTGGCGCGATCTCATCGAGGCTGTATCCGGCCTGATGCCATTTGATGATCATGTCCATGAGGGTTTTCTTGACTTTCATTTCGTTTCCCTTCGTATTTGCTGGATGATCGTCTCGTATGGTTTGCGGTGGAAGATGCGTATCCACCATTCGGGGCGGCGGCCCCATATGGTTTTGACTTCGGTGAGGGGAAACCATGATACGTACCATTTTTGGCAATTTCCGCAGTACAGCACCTCGCCTTCCTCCTTCGGTCTGGGATGCTCATGGTCGAACGCTGGCGGCCTTGGCACCAAATAACTTCGATTGCTCATTTTGTGTCCTTGAGTGTGATGCGTTTCATTCCTTCGCCGCCTTCATTTCTTGGACTTCACCGTCGAAAAAATCGATGATGAGATTGCAGATGGCGACCGCCGACGTTTTGAGCTGGGTTTTTCCTCTTCGTTTTCGGCTTTGATGGCGAAAACGCCATCCTTGCTGTTGAAATTGATTCTCATTTCGTGTCCTTCGTGGTTGGGCGGACGGTGAATGCGACGAGTCCGGTCTCGGCATGGAACACCTTGGCCGGCTCGCCAGTCCTCAAGGACATGGCCTGCGCGTAGTCGCCGGCATCGTCGATGTTCTCGAACGTTCTGACGCCTTCCGTGGTGACGACGTTGTAGCTCATCTTGCCGGCTCCTTGCCCGCTACGCTCACATGGCTCCAGTCGCAGGACAGGCCGGCCTGCTTGCCGTTCGTCGAGTAGACGATGCAGTCCACTTGCCTCGTGTCGGTCAAGGTGATGACGCATTCCGTGAATACGTCGGCCCCGGCGGAGCACTGCGAGTCGACGGACCTGACCGCATGCGCTGGCGTGGAAGGCTCCGACGCGCTTCCGCATCCTGCGAGCGCGGTGCAGAGGGTGAGGGTGATGGCGGTAAGTGTGGCGCAGATGGTGTTTCTCATTGTTCGTTCCTTTGATGGCTGGCGTGGTGGTTCCAGAGGCGGATGGCTTTGTTGAGGCTTCTGCCGTCGACGTGGAGGATGCATTTGTGCCGACAGTTGGGGCAGATGCAGCCGTAGATAGTGTTGACCGGTTTGCGTGTGCGGAGTTTGTAGATAGTGCCGAGGGTCAGGATGAGCGGCCGGGACTTGCGGCATGCCGGGCAGGGCGCAGGTCTGCGCCATTTGCGTGGGTTGGTGGCGATTCTGACGGTGTGCATTTCATTCCTTTCCGTAGATGGCGAGGCTTCTTATGCCGTCGCTCATGCCGTTGAAACATGTGTTCGGATCATGGTCGATGATGTCGTTTCCGATGCCCTGGAAGCGGAGGCTGGCGATGCCGTCCGGCCGGCGGATGAGTTCGAGCCGGCCGTCGATGACGACGTCCTGGTCGGTGCGGGCGATGCAGCGGCGGCCGATCAGGATGGCCGGGTCGGCCGACCGCCACTTGTGCAATGGGACGATGATGCTCATTCCCGGCCACCCATCCAGCCGATCAGGAAGGCGAGCGCCAGGAGGATTATCGCGATGTGGCTCATGCCGTTCCTCCGATCTCCGGGCTGGCCAGCATCTCGGTGATCGCGTCCTTGGCTATCAGGCGCCATGGTTCGCGGCCGTCGTCGTCGAGATTTTCCCACGTGAGGTGTTTGCGGTGGCCGTTGGCGTGGAATCGGTTGTAGATGGCGTGCGCGACGGCGTATTGCGTGTCGAGGCTGATGACGAGCTGGTCTTGCCGGTCTTCGGTCATTGGTAGGTCTCCGGTCTTGGCGGTGCGAGCAGTGCGGCGATCGCGTAGCTGGCGAGGCTGGTGGCGAGCGCCGCGATGGTCAGTGCGGTGTGGATGGCGAGCCACGTGATTGGTGTCCACTGGTGGAGCGCCTGTCCGATGATCGCCCTGATGACGGCGTGCGGGATGAGCAGCAGCGCGAGGAGGGTGAACAGCGTGGCCATGGCGTCTCCGAGCCGGTCGGCGAGGGGGCTGATGGTCTTTCTCACTTGTGGTCTCCCGTCTTGACGGCGAGTGTCTCGAGCATGGCCTTGTAGTCTTTGATGTCGCGTGCGATGCAGGATTTCACCCGGTGCGGGCCGCTGTCTCCCTGGTATGGATCCGGGGCGCCGAGCACGGTGACGAGTCGGCGGATGGTGGCCATGTCGTATTTGCGGTAGGTGAGCCACGCGTCAGGGTTGAGGTTGAGTCGGCGGAGGAAGTCAAGGTCGAAGTCCACGTTGGTCCCCGCGGGGACGAGGGAGAAGCGCTGGGAGAGCGAGTCAAGGAATTCCTCCACGGCGTTGGCCACGACGACCATGCCGTCATTGCGCACGGAGCCTCCCATGAGTTCGAACAGCAGGCCGTTGTCGGTGTGCATGGAGAAGGCGACGGGGCTCATGGACAGGAGGTCGAGTCTGTCCGGGCGGATGATGCGGGACAATGATCCGAACTTTTGTTCGCCCAGCATGTCGGTACATTCCATACCGATCTCCAATGGCAGGCTTTTGCGCCTGTCCACGCCTGTGGTCTCAAAGTCGATCCACAGCAGCGCCTCCGGTTTGCCGTTATTCTCGTGCATTTGTCATTCCTTCCGTTTGAATTGTCAATGTTTCGCGCATGGTCAATGGCGTGGCCGTGCCGTCCTGGTTGAGCCAGAGCCATCTCCCCTGCCAGTCGCGCACTGGGGTGGAGAGAGGATCTATGCCGAGCGGGACGATCAGTCCAAGCCGTTCGGCCTCAGCCACATGCTGGTGGACCCACCCATGGCAGCCGGTCGTCCCCGAGCCGCACAGCTCGATGATGTTGACGGGACTATGCCGCACATCCGGATTCGCCGCGCGACGCAGTTGACGGTGATGGCCGCTTCGTCCGGGCCATCGTGACGGATCGTGGATGTTCGCCCCGCAGCGCAGGCAATGCCAGCCCTGGCGTTCCAAAGCGATGCGCTTCGAGTCCTCGAACTCACTCACAACGCGCTCCTTCCTGCATCAGGCCGTTGACCAGCACCAGACATGAAGTGCAGTTCGTTCTTAGTCCGGAGGCCATCGCGGCGATGCCGTTATCGGCCTTGCCGCCGGCGAGCGCCTGGAGTTCGATGTTCGCCGCGGTTTCCGCGGTGTCGGTGATGAGTTGGGCGAGTCTGTTGATCTGTTCCTTGGTCATTCGTCTTCCTCCTCGTCTTCTTCCGTGATGGCGGCAACAAGCTGGTCGAGGTGTTCGGTCTCGTCGTCGGATGGCTCATAGCCGAGGTCTTGGAGGATCAGGTAATAGCCGGGGATGCGGCGGCTGACGTTGTCGTCGCCACTCCAGTCCCAGTCATTTGGGCTGATGAACCATTCGATTCTGGCGGTGAGGATCATGACCGCGTATGTCGGCCAGTCCGGTGAGTCGAGGTGCGTGTGGAGTTCCGCGAGCGCCTGTTCCGGTTTGATGCCGGCGATGGCGGCGAACTGTTCCCGGGCGCATGCGGCGTCGTTCCAGGTGTGTAGGTCTTTGGTGAAGCCGGTCGGGTCCGGGTCAATTGTCTGCAGGAGTCCGAGCCTTGCCGTGGTCTCGATGAGCTTGGCGCGCTTGATGGCATGGAGATGGCCGTGGAGCCATGCCATGCGCTTGTCAGCCGTCGTGGCGGCGTATTCCTCGAGCACGTGCTGTCGGGCGTCGCGTTCGGCCTGTTCGGCGGCTCGCTGGGCTTCCTTTTCGGCTTCGGCGGCCGCATCACGACGATCCCAGAGGTATATCGTCTGCGTCGCTTCATGGACGGAGACCGCGTCTGGATTCTGCTTGCGGAGCTCTTCGATGGTTTCTTCCGGAATGCCCGCGGCGGGGAAGATGGCGCCGGAGTAATGCCATTCGGAATCCGAGAAGGTCTCTCCGGGATCCTCGATGACGTTGAGACCGGTGGTGCCGGTGGCGAGGAGCGCGGAGACATCGGCGAACCACTGGCTCCGGCGATCTTCCACTTCGATGTTGTGGAGGATGTAGTCGAAGTTCGAGGTCCCCGCGGCGTGCGCGAGGCGTTCCTGACGGTCCGGCTGGCCGTCGTATCGTGCGATGGCCATGAGTTGGCCGATGGTGAGCTGGTCAAAGTCGTCGCGTGTCTTCCTGACGTCCGCCTTGATGCTCGCCGCTCTCGCTCTGTCACGCACATAGTCGGCGCTTCGGCCGAGCCTGTGCGCGACGGCGGCGGTGGTGGCTCCGAGGTCGAGCATGCCCTGGATGGCGTCGGCCTCCTCGAGGACGGTGAGCTGTTCGCGCTGGCAGTTTTCGGTGACCATGGCCTCCAACTGCTGCAACGGGTCTAAGTCAAGCACGAAACACGGCACGGCTCCGGTGCCGGCCTGCTTGCATGCGGCGAGACGACGATGGCCGGCGATGACACGATAGCGCTCGCCGTTGGGTACGACGGAGAGCGGCGAGAGCAGGCCGTTGGCTTTGATGCTCGCCGCGAGGTCGGTCACGTCGCCGATCTGCTTTCGTGGATTGTCCGGGTGCGGGTCGATGAGGCTGGTGTTGATGAGCTTGATCTGATCGCTTTGGTAGTTGCTCATTGCTTGTTCTCCTTGCTGGTTTCTTGGTTGTTGAGTTCGTCGGCGCATGCCTGGCATGCCTGCCACCATTCGCTTGGATGTCCGTCGCGGAGGCTTCCGGTGTGGTCGTATGCGTCCTCATGTGGATCCATGAGCTGGTGGACGTGTTCGCAGTTCCAGGTGTGCTTGTGGCGTGGTGTTGGCGTGACTGGTTCGGGCGCCCAGGTTTCCCATTGGTCGCGGAGCCATGTGTTGAGTCGTGGGATGTGGCCGCTGCGGATTTGGCCGTCGTTGACGGCGTGCCTGTAGCGGCGGAGCGCGGCTTGGAGGCGGGTGAGTTCGACGGGGTTTCCGGCGATGGCCGCGTACAGGGCTCTGGCTTCGGTTTCGGTCTTGCGGCCTTTCGCGCCGACGGATCCGGGATAGGTTTCGGCGAAATGGTCGAAGCCGGATTCCGGCGTGGCGGGTTGCTTCGGTTTGCCGGCGGGAGGGGTCGGAGAGGGTATATCGGTATCGGTATCGGTTTTATGCCATGTTTTTGCTTGGCTGTCCCCTAGCAACTTGCTAGAAGGTTTGCTACCGTTTTGCTCTCCGTTTGCTTGGCTGTTTTCCGGCAAGTCGCCCGACGTTTGCTTGGCCTTTTGGTTGGCGGCCTTACGGCGGCCTCCCTTGCTTCCGGCTTTTCGGCGCGCCTCGCGTTGCTCTTCGGTCAGTACTCGTGGCTCCCTGCAGATGCCTTCGGCGTAGACGGGACGCCATCCGCCGTCGTGCTCCTCCATGAGTCCCGCATCGATGAGCTGCTGGAGCTGGCGCATGGTGCCTCCGGCGTCCTTGAGGTCGAACTGGTCGAAGTGGCCGGGATACGCCGACGGGTCCTTCGATTGCATCGAGACGCCTTTGGAGTGGATGACGCAGAGTTTGACCCACAGGCCCACGGTGGCGAGCGGTAGGCGTCGGATGCGCCTGTCGTCGGCCATCTGGTCGTCGATGATGAACCACATTCTTCTTCTCCTTCCGTGGTTCGGGTTCCTTGGAGACTTAGCCGATCTCGCCGGTGTCCGGGTCGATGGACGCCTCCACGTCGCCATCCTCCATGTCGAGGCTGCGGCGCAGGTCGTCGATGAGGATCATCTGCCGTGACGTGGCGGGTTTCGCGCACATGTTCTCCATGGCCAGGCCGGCGTCGAGGATGCGCTGAGCGAGGTCTGCGCAGTCGTACACGGCTTCGGTGATGGCGTGGATGCCGCCCCACTTGTCGATGTGCTCCTGCTTGTTTTTGGTGTCCATGACGTTGCGGCATGCCTTGAGCACGACGGCCGCGGCCTTGGTGACCTGCTGCGTCTTGCCGATGAGGTCGATGAGCGTGTCGGGCGTGGCCTCCTGCGGGATGAGCGCCTGTTGTTCGCTGGCTTTCATTGCTTCCTCCTTTAGAATTCCGGTTCCGGATCCGGTTTGCCGAAGTCCCCAAATGACGATTGGTCGGCCGCCGGCGCGCCCCACGGATCATCGGCCGGCGGCGCGGCGGGTTTGTTTTTTTCAGTATAGACGCGCGG